TTCTCCTTTTTAGTTTTTCTCCCTTGCGGAGTTCCTCTAAGTTTATTGCTTGTCGGAATCTCGGCTTATTTAAAACAGCATACGGATGAATGCTGTGGTCCTTTCCAGTTTCATATTGAAATGGCATTCCACACTTACGACAACGATAACGCTGTCTATATGGTCCAATCATCTCTAGAAACTTTATGGCACCACTACTGCACACGGGGCAAGTCAGCTTACCCTGATACGCTGCTTTGCTTATACCTTTGGTGAATATACCCATTACTTCACCTTCTTAATTTCACTTGTATATTGTTCTGGTGTTAAACCCATAGCATCTGCTACTCTCAATTGTTCTGCATTAAGGACAATGCCCTTTTTAACAGGTGGAGCAGCTTGAGTGCCAGTTGGTAATCCTTGAACATTTTCACCAGCTTGAATCTTACGAAGAATCTCTGCCTTAGCTTGTTCGATAGCCATTCCTGAATTCTGACCTTTAACAACATAATAGGCTAAATCAACTACTCCGGGCTTTCCCCTATGAGTAACTGGTAAAGTTCTAATATATTGTCTTACAGTACTTTCATGCCTACCAAAGTCGTCATATTTCCCCTTAGCAGTTAATAACTGTTGGTCCATCTGTGCTTCCTGTTGATCTCTCCACTGATTAGCAGCCATGATTTCCATTTGAACAGCTCTACGAGGATTATCCTCCCATAGCTTTTCCATGTCTTCACCTGCTGTATCAGTTCGAGGAACAGTTGGACCTTGCTGCTGTTGCTGTTGTGGAGCTGCCACTGGTCTGCCATTCATGTCAAACAGTACATTATCTCCTGCAACTTGTCTTAATGCTTCTAACTCAGCCTGTAACTCTTGTCTCTTTCCTCGCTCCTCATGTAGAGCAGCTAAAGGGACAGTCTTCTCATCAAGTTTATTTGCGTCTGCTTGAGGATCAGGCGAATCTCCAGGTTCTGGTTGACCTGGCAATGGCTCTGTTGGCGGAGTAGCTTCCGGAGCTGCTGGTATGACGACACCTTCAGCGGATATCTGATTAACGTCATTTTCTATTGTTTGGTCTGGCATGTGTTTCTCCAAGCATTTATGTTATCGGACATAAACGAAACCGAACAGTGTTCAAAGGTACACCGAAACCTATTTACTGCACAGGTTGTTGTTGCTGTTGTGCAGCATTAAAAGCTGATTCTGATCTCTTATAGAGATTTTGTTTCTTAAGGTTCATTACTTTCATTTCAGCATCTCGAACTTTATCCTGTTCTTGTGCTTGTTGAAGCTTAGGGAACATCTTAGCAAGCTCTTCAAAAGAACCACCACCATTAAGCATCTCTTGCATCTTCTTCTTAGCCTTTGCTTCAGACTGCTGTGCTAGCATCCTTCTAAACTTCGGGTCCTGCATTGCTTGATTTATATCCATCTTATTCTCCTAAATGTGGGGTGCTATGATCTCTACCCGCTGTAATATGTCTAATAGGTCAAGCACCCACAATAATCTTTTTCTCTGGTTCCTTTTCTTCTCTTTTAACTATAAGCTCAGGTAACCTAGTACAAAATCTTAAAGCTTTAACCCTTTCCTGTAATCTCACACAATCCGATACATCACACTTCAACAAGTTCTCTGTCTCTGACTCAACAAGCTTATCAACCTCTTTTCTTAATGCTATCCAATTAGGGTTAGTTTGTAAATCTACAGCTTGTTCCCTTGTTATCGGCTTATCCATTTATCCTCCTGCTGGTGCTGGTGCAGACATCTCTTGTGGATTCTGTCCAGGTGGGTTTTGTTGTTGTCCTTGTCCTTGTCCATTTTCAGACATCTCTGCTTCTATTTCTTCATCACTAGCTCCCTCATTAATTCTTTGTTGTATCTTCATCTGTTGTTCAGGAGTTAGATTGCCACCTGCCTTTATAGGTCTTGGTGGAGATAGTAGTTTTGAGATCTCTTTAAAGCCCATATTCTCTGCTATGCGTTTATTTATCTCTCGCCTGTTGACTGTCGGGTCATCCCTAGTAAGTTCCTTAAACCTAAGCAACTGACCTACTTGCAACTCCTTGTTGAGTGTCTCTGACACCCCACTTGGCATGAACTTTACTTTAGTCTGGATCATCTCTGGAGTTAACTGAATTGGTACTGGATTGCCTTCTTCACTCATTACATCTATCCACTCAGGCATTGCCATAAATTGTTGTAAGTCTGATAGGAACATTTCAGCGAGCAGTTGTATGAAGTCTATTTCCATCTTCCGGAGGACAGGTCTAAACCTCATACCTGCTGCTCCCTGTAGAAGGTTCAAGCCCATAGCCGTACGATGCTGCCCAGAATCTGCGGGCATCAAAGGATTAACAGCCCCAGTACTCTCACGGAAGTCCTGCTTCGCTAATTCCTCTTCTTTGTAGCTTGAACTTGTTACATCAGGTGTCTCTATCCACTTCAAGGAGTTTACTGTATCAGATACAGAGTGCCATAAGCCTGGTCTGTTCTTAGTAAGTTTCCTTGTGTTGATCAATAGATCATTGCCGTTGTACACACCTTGCTTGTTTAGAACAAGGTCAACGTTGTCTAATCGTTGGTTTACGAGCTTATTTACTCTCTCTTGAGTAGGAAGCCCTGCTTTACCTATTCCAACGCCAAACCAGCTAGGCTTACAGTCTTCAAATAGCTTAGTCTTGATATATGGTGCATGTCCATAGTTGTGAGGATTAGGCTTACCAATAATCTTAATAGTTCTGTTTATAATGATAATCCAATAAGGTTCTGCTTCTTTAGAAGTAACTTTCTTATCTTCATCAAATGATGAGTGCCAAGGACCCCAATACTCTAGAATCTCATACTCATCCTTCTTCTTGCCTGACTTAAGCCCTTTCTTCCAATCAGTCTGTTGTGATCCTACTATTATCTCTGACTGTAAAGCTTTATCAAGGTTTGTAAAGTCAAACTTAGGGTTCTTAGCTAAATCTTTAATATACTCTGCATCACAGAACCTACGTCTGATTAGAGGCAGGTCATCTTTAATCTCCATCTTGGAAGGGTGTGGGAACATCTCAAAGAAGTCTACTAGCTGGAAATCTGGTCTTCCTCCAAGGTTCTTCTTATGTCTTTCACCTGTAACAGGATCATGAAGCCATTGACTTTCTGACTTCCATATCTCTTCTCCATAGCCTGTACCAAACAATACTGTCTGAGAGATAGTAAAGGCTCCCTTGCCTTCTACATTAGCTCTTCTAAAATAATGCTTAATACCTTCTTTAATAACAATAGCTTCTTGTGGATCAGCCTTTCCCTCAGCTAATACTTCTACTGGAGCTGAATTAGGGAACATTGCTGTATATAACCTTGGTGATATAGTTTGCTCTGCTTCTAGTGTTAATGGCACATGAACTGCATTCTGCCAGTCTTCTCCTCTTTTAGGAGGCACATTGCACCAATGATCATATATTGTCTTAGCTTCATCGAACTTGTTGTCCCAATGCTGCTCATACAGCTTAAACTGCTCTACAACGTAGTCTAACATAGGATCTTTAGCTTGCGTAGTAGATATAGCCTTCTGCTTCTTGTGGTGTCTAGTATTCGCCATATGTCCATTTCCTCTTAGTTTTATGTTCAGGTCCAGTCTTCTTTATTGTTTTTCCAGTAACAACTGAGAACCCTGTCCTAGCTTGGGCCTCTTTGGCCGCATCCTTAGCTGTGTAGCCCTTTTGTAACAACTCTTGATAGATTCCTCGTATATTCATAATCAAAGGCTATTTCTTAGTTTTCTTCTTCTTAGGTAATGTATCGTACCCTGTTGGCAATCCTTCACGTTCAGGTAACTGTGGATCTCCATCATACCCTGTAGGTAATCCTTCTCTTTTTGGTAACTTTGATTCTGTCATCCTGTGATATTTATTAGCCATTAAAATTTACCTGCTCTCTTTTTAGCATTTATAGATGCTCTTCTTCTTCCAAGAGCATTCTGTCGTTCTTCTTGTGATGCAATCTTTTTATCGTTTCTACCTCTAACGCTTCGCTTAATAGCTTTACCTGCTGTCCATCCTGCTTCTCCTGCCATAGCTACTGAAGCAACTGAACCCAATAGTTTGGTTGAAGCTCTTCCACCCATCCCAATAGCTGCCCTTCTCGAAGCTTGTTTAGCAGCAGTCTTCGAAGCACCTCTAGCAACAGCTCTACCAGCAGAATTACTCGCTTCAGACGCTGCCTTACTTACTGCTTTAGTTAATTTATGGGATGATCCCTTAATAATCTTGGAGCTTGAACTTGATACACGAGGTTTTAACCCATCATACGTGCTCTTTAACTTAGGAGCCCATGCACCTGATCTACTACCACCCATTCTTACTACGCTTCCTGTATTTCCCATTAGAATTGTCCTCCCTGCTGCTCTGTTAAAGAGTGATAACTCCCTCTTTTAGGAGTCTTTGTTGGATATTTAGTATATTTCCCTGTATATTCCACTTCATCTTCATCTTCGTCCTTTTCAGTAAAGAATTCTGGTCCAAAGTTGTAAATATATCTCAAGCAGTCCATAAAATGGTCATCCTTCTTCCTAACTTGGTCTTTAAGACCATACTGTTCCGGGTTGTGCTTGTAATTATCCCATAAATAGTGCTGAAACTCATATATTGTCTGTGTGCAACTCCTGAACACCCTCAACTGTGGCTGTAATGTCTTAGATAAGAGGTTGTACATAGGCTTTAAAGCTTTTCTGATCCTAGATTTACCTAGCTGGGTATCGGAATTAGCCCTAGTACAGAATACTCCGTGCTTCATTAGCTCTTTTCTTACGTTAAACCCACCTGCTATCAAGTTGTCTTTATCATTATGAGGGTCTATCAGTCTTATCCTTGGTGGATCCCTTCCTTCTTGAGACAATATGCCAAGAGCAATGGTCTTTAAATCAGCTCCCTCAAGCCATAGCTCATCATATATCCAATGGTTACCCTTAGGGTCCACTGCGAACCACATAACTGCTGTAGGCGTCCGTTCATGGGGGTCTATGGCCATATATCGGGTCCATAGGGGAGGTATCTCAAAGTCATCTACAATGTGATGGTTAGGATTGAACTCTTTATAGACTAATCCTGAAAGATGAAGGAATCTACCGTGTATACGGGCTTCTTTCTCTTCTTCAGTTAGACTAGCTTCAAACTCTTGAATAGCTAACTCATCGAGATGAGGATTATCCCTCATATTTACCGTAACGCAGTGTATTCTCTTATGATCAGGATTAGTGTAAATCTCATCATATATCCAAGGCTGGGTTAAAGGTGTGAGAGTAAGCCAATTACGGCCTCTCCAGTCAACCAAACCTCTAAGAGTAGCAATATACTTCTCTCTTGGTGGTGGTTCATCAAACCATGCAATATGTCCCTTCCAGCCCTCATACTGTTCTGTATTCTGTTCATGTGATAATATGTCAAAGACCGAGCCATTCTTCAAAGTCCACTTAACGGGGACCCCTATAGGATTTCGATATTTCTTGGCAACCAGGGATTCATCGAGCCATTCATCAAGAAACGGAATGATAACTTCTCCAACACCCTTTTGGAAGTCTTTCGCGATTATTCTCCCTTTGATCGCACCACTAAATCTATTTTCCACCGGGTACCATTTAGGATACATCCCTGTCATGTGAAAAAGGAACTCCATACCCCCGCAAGTGGTTTTCCCTGACCTGTTCCCTCCAAAGATCGCCCTAGTAGGACAAGAAGATTTATGGAACTCCTCTTGTTTGTCATAGGGTAAATAATATAAAAGCTTTCTACTCTTCCGGTAGAGGACTTCCTCGCTTACCAGATGGAGGTAATGTTCCTGGTCCTCCCGGCTTAGGACATGAAACTCCGCCTCCGTC